GCGCTCACGACGGCGCAGGGCGCTACGGCCCCGACCAATTACACGGCGCAGTTCACGCCAGACCAGCTCGCGACTTTCCAGTCGATGCTGGGCTACTCGAACAACAACGCTATTCCTGGTTCTCAGGCCACTGCGGCTGGAACGAACACCACGGCTGGCACCAATGCCACCACGGGTGCTCTTACGTCTCTCTCGGGCTTCAACCCGAACGCCACTAACAACCCGTCGAACCTCGTCAGCGCGGCTAATCAGTACGTCTCTGGCCAGAACATTCCTGCCGAAGTGCAATCGGCTATGCAGGGTGCGGAGCAGACCGCTAACCAAAGCACTCTGCCGGGTATCACGCAGAACGCTGACACCAGCGGCAACGCTGACAGCTCCCCGCTGGTATCGCGAACGGTATGGTTGAGGAAAGCCTCGCCGATCAGGCGGGCTCCATGGGTGGAGCCTTGTCATCGCAGGCGTTCCAGAACGGCCTGAACCTCGCTGAGAACCAAACCCAGAGCAACAACACCAACGAGCTTGGTGCGCTCAGCACGCTTCTCAACGGCGGCAACGCAACGACCAACACTGGCCTCACCGCTGGCGACAACTCTGTCACCAACGCCACCTCAAACTTCAACATTGGAGAGAATGCTGGGCAGGGTGAGCAGTCGGCCAACCAAGCCAACCTCACCAACGAACAGCAGCAGTACCAAGCCGCAACCAACGATCCCTTCGCAGCCCTCAACAACTACATGGGCATCGTGGGTTCGCAGAATTGGGGCAGCAGCACCACTGGACAGACGCAGACGACACCGTCCGCACTATCGATCATCGGTGGCTTGCTCGGTGCTGGCGGTGCCGCAGCATCTGGTGGCGGGGCTCTCGGCTGGAAACCATTAGGATAACCAATGGACACCTACGCGAACGACGGAACGCAAATCGGCTCCGATGACAACACCGGCTCGTGGTACGCGTTCGCGCAGCGCCCTCAGGAACAAGGTGGTCTCGGCCTAGCCCCGCATCAAGCGGCTGGCGTGGTTGGCAACCTGATGCAGGAGAGCGGCGGCGGCATACCCTCGTGGGGTCCGACTGGCGACAACGGCTCAGCATGGGGCGCGGCGCAGTGGCGCAACGACCGCCTCGACGGGCTCAAGCAGTTCGCCAAGGACAACGGCCTCGACCACAAGTCGACCGAAGCCCAACAGAAATGGATGAAGCACGAGCTTGAGACCACACACTCCGACGCATACGACGCGCTCAAAGCAGCGAAGTCGCCGGAGCAGGCCGCAAACGTCTTCAACCGACAATACGAAATCTCTGCAGACCGATCAGGTTCTCGCGCAGCAAATGCTCGCGCCGTGTTCACTGGTCCAGATGCAGTAGCCAAATTGAAACTAGGACGCGGCGCAATGGCCTACGCAAACGACGACGACGACGAAGACGAAGGCACGCCGCAAACTGCAGCAACGGCTCAGCCTGCGCTAGCCCCTGAACCCGGCGCCCTCACGAAGGGACAGTGGAAGCAACTGCTCAAGGGTGAGCCTGCAAGCAAGATGAGCACCGTTGGCTCAACGATGGCCCAGATGGGCGCTGCGTTGGCTGGCGTCAGTAATCCCTCTCAGGGCTACGTGCTCTCCGCGCTGGCGAAGCAGATAGCTGACGGCGGCAAGTCCACCTACAAGACAGCGTTGGACAAGAGTGGAAACATCATCCAGACGGATGACGAAGGTAACGTCAGGGTAGCGCCGGGTCTCAACCCAGCTTCCACTGCGGCTGTAAAGCTGCAGATGAAGAACCGTAAGATCAACGGTGTTGATGTAACCGGCAACTACAACTCCAAGAGCGGCGAGTGGACACCACTTGATCCGAAGGACATTGATGCCGCGCAAAAGTACGGCGTCGACAATCTGCCCGACAAGTACGAGGACCTGAAGGACCTGAACGAAGGTCTGTACAACCAGGTTAACGACGCAAAGCTCGGGCGCATTCCGTATCCGACCACGTCCACTCGTAACCCTCAGGCCACCCTGCTCCGCTCTGCGCTGTCCAAATACTTCCCCGGCGTTGACGGCTCGGCATTCACCAAGCGTCAGCAGTTCGAGAAGAACACCACGACCGACACTCCGTCGAGCCCCGGTGGTCAGCAGATGGGCCTAAATCACTCCGTGGACCTCCTAGGACAGATTGCCGATCAGTCGCAAGGCTTGAATAACTTCGACGCATTCCCCGGTGCGGTAGACCACGGCCTCAACATGGCGTGGAACGCTGCAAGCAACAAGCACAGCGCCGCAGGCGACCAGCTTGAAGGCACAGTGCATAAGTTCTCGGGCGAAAGCGGGCGCATCTACTCAGGCGCTCCCGGTGGTGGCACCGCTGCAGAGCGCGAAGCCATTGGCGCACAGTTGAACAAGAACAGCTCGAAGGCAGAAGCCGCGTCGTTCCTAGAAGGAAACCGTGACGCGCTGCTGTCGCGACACTCCGCGCTGTACGATCAGGCGAAGGATTCTCTCGGCGAAGACGCTGAGAAGCGAGACTTTGTCGGAGACAGCGGGCGCACTGCCATCAAGAAGATCAACGACGCCATCGACAAGATGCGTGGCGACAAGGTCGGCACTGCTGAGCAAAAGATGCTCGACAGGAACCCGTCGTACAGGAAACTTCCCGGCAGCGGCTTTGCTGCTCAGACCTCACTACCGAAAGGCTGGAGTGTTGAGTAATGGCAGAGTTCACGTTCACCAGCCCTGAAGGTAAGAAGTACAAGGTCAACGGACCAGACGGCGCTACTCACGAAGAGGCGTTCAAGATACTGCAACAGCATCTTGGCGCGCAGTCCGAAGCGAAGCCTGAGGATACCAAGGAAGAGCCAAGCGTCCTGAAGGACGTTGCGCTGCAAGTTCCGACTGGCCTCAACGAGGGCCTCGCGGACACCGTTGGCGCTCCTGTCGACGCTGTGAACTGGGGCCTGAAGAAGCTTGGCCTTCCTGTCAGCGAGAACCCGTTCTTAGGCTCCGCGATGATCAAGCAGGGCATGGGCCTCATCGGCGCCAATCCAGACAACGCTCCCGCGCAGACCGGCCCCGGCCAGTTCGCGCGCTCGGCGGGCAACGCGGTTTCATCCGCAGTGCTCCCTGAGGCAGCCCTCGCAGGAGTGGCGCGTGCTGGTGTCGCTGTTCCTCAGGTAGCCAAGGCGATCCTAGGTGACGGAAGCAACATCGGTCACACCGCAGCGTCAGCCGCCGCAGCCGGTCTCGGCTCGGAAGCCGCAGGTCAAGCAACGGAAGGCACAGGGCTCGAACCTGTGGCCCGTATGGCTGGCGGCATTGGCGCTGGTGGTCTCGCAGGCCTCGCTGCAGCCAAGTTGGCCGCGCAGAAGCCTGTGCCTTCGATGTCAATCGAGGACGTAGAGCGGGCCAAGAACCTGAACTACAACGACCCGGTGCTCAAGCAACTCAGCATCAACAAGTCTGTGGCCAACAACGCAGGCGCCGACATCGCGCAGAAACTGGAAGACCGCGGCTTCTTCAAGGAAGACCATGCTCCTGTGTTCAACGCGATCAATCGTCTGACGAACGCGCCGTACGACAGAACCCTCGACCACGTTGACGCCGTGAGGCAGGCTCTAAGCGAGCAGGCCAACCAGTTGAACGAAGGTCGGCCCACGCCGACTGCGTCTGCCGCCATGAAGGCGAAGCAGCACCTCGACAACTGGATCGACGGCCTCACTCCGAACGAGGTCTCCGCTGGTGATCCTAACCTCGCCATTGCGAAGCTCAAGGAAGCACGCGCCAACGCTGGCGCTGCGATACGTGCCGACCAGTTTGACAAGAAGCTGAACAACGCTCTGATCGACGCCAACACCGCGAACAACGGCATGAACGTCCAGAACAAGGTCCGTCAAGCCTTCAAGCCTCTCTTGAAGAACGACGAGGCCAAGATGGGCGGCTACAACGACGCTGAGAAGGCGGCGGTGCGAAAGCTTGTGCTTGGCTCCGATGCTTCCAACGCAGTACGTGTTGCTGGCAACCTGTTGGGCGGTGGTCTCGGCGTAGTAGCAGGCGCACATCTTCTCTACGGCCATCCTTTGGCGCCCGTATTGGGCTTCGCTGCGAAGAAGCTTGCGAACGCCTACACGAAGCATCAGGCCGACAAGGTGACGCAGCTTCTGTTGTCACGCGCGCCCGCAATGGCGCATATCAACGCACAGAACGCGGCCATCAAAGCCTCGAACACGGCAGCACAGAGCACATCTATCGCTCACGCAAACCGCGCGGCTGCAATCGCAGCGTTGTTGAAACGAAATGCCCCGTAATCCTCTCAATCCCCGTCTCCCGCCTAAAAACAAGGAGACGGGGCGAAGGAAGGGCTATCGACGCCATCGGCCAAACAAGAAAAACCCAAACATTAAGGCTCTGTGGCAAGACCCAGAGTACTTGGCGAAGATGGCCAAGCGCAGCGAAAAGATGCGCGAACTCCACAGGACACATCCTGAGAAGTTTAGCCGTGCTGGCATCCCTGATGGGATGTCGCGCTCCATGGTAGCCCCCTTGTGGCAACGAGCATACGAACTCGCCGACAAGTTTATCCAAATCATGAAAGACACAGGACGACTGTGAGCGACGAGAAACAACTACTCATCCCCGAGACCGACAGTGGTAAGGCAGAAGCCGCCCTGCGCGAAGCCTTCGTGCTCGCCATCGGTCCTACTGATCAGAAGATCAAAATTCAGGCCATCAACACGGTCCTGAACTTCACGAAGAGCAAGCCTGAGGCCAAGAGCAAGCTGACGATAGAAAAGGCAGAGGACTTCCTCGACCTCGTGGCTGGCGACCTAGGCAAGTAATGCGAATAGTTTTGCTGCTTATAGCGGCGTGCCTGTTGGCAACGCCAGCCTCCGCACGCCCGCATCACACGCACCACGTTGTCACCAAGGCTGAGCCCAACTTCTTCGAACGTCTATTCAAACCCACGCCGCAGCCAGCAACCCGCAAAACGCACCACCAGCGTACTCCAAGTCCGCGCGTTGATGTCGCCACGAGCGATACATCGCGCCCAAGTGACTGCTACGGCATCGCATGGTGTGGATGCTGGCTGCGGCACCACCTCGGCATCAATGACGTTAGGCTGAACCTCGCCCGCGCTTGGGCCACCGTAGGATCCGCAGCGGCTCCCGCTGTTGGCGTTGTTGTCGTGTGGGCTCACCACGTCGGCATCATCACAGGCCACGACGGAAGCAACTGGATCATCACCAGCGGCAACGACGGCAACGCCGTTCGCACGCACGCGCGCTCCCTCGCTGGCGCCATCGCATTCCGAAGGGTGTGACCTATGTCGCTCACTCCCGAACAGATGGCGGCGCGCAAGCGTCTGCTTGAAGACTTTGAATTCTACGCAAAGCACTGCGTACGCATCAGGACCAAGGAAGGCACCATTGTCCCCCTTGTCCTGAACCGCGTTCAGAAGCGTTTTGTCGAGCGCATCATCGACCAGATGGCGCGCACAGGCCGCGTACGCATGGTTGTGGTCAAGGCGAGACAGCAGGGTCTGTCAACCGTGATCTCCGCTTGGCAGTACTGGTGGCTATCGCAGCGCAAGGCTCAGAAGGGCCTCGTGATGGCTCACGAAGCGGACAGCACTCAAACGCTGTTCGACATGTACAAGAGAATTCATGACAACGTACCCGACATTGTTAGACCGAGTACGAAGTATTCTTCCCGCACCGAGTTGGTCTTCGATAGGCTCGACACGGCCTTGCGAGTTGCCACTGCCGGTGGACGAGGTGTGGCCCGTGGTGAAACCCTCACTGTTGCCCATCTATCCGAAGTCGCCTTCTGGCCAACCAGCTTCGCCAAGACCAACTTCAACGGTCTAGTCCAAGCGATCCCCGACACCGACAACACCGCAGTGTTCCTTGAGAGCACTGGCAACGGTATGACGGGCGTCTTCTACGGCATGTACAAAGGTGCGACACAAGGCACCAACGGCTACGAGTTGTTCTTCTCGGGCTGGCATGAGAGCGACGAATACCGCGACGAGAACGTCCCCGACCTCTTTGCCTACACTCCTGAAGAGGAGTTGCTGGTCAAGGAGTACGGCCTCGACGACGCACAGTTGTGGTGGCGCAGGCGCAAGATTGCGACCAACGGCGCCGACATGTTCAAGCAAGAGTACCCGATGACGCCAGACGAGGCGTTCATCTCCACGGGTCGCCCCGTGTTCAATCCTGAAACGCTGCACACCCGCATCAAGAAGCCAATCGCGCCGATCAAGCGCATGGCTGTCGAAGAGACGTATGACAAGGACACTGGCAAGGAGCTTCCGCTCCGCGTGCTTCGCGAGCATCCTCGCGGCGAACTCCTGGTTTATCATGAGCGTGATCCCAAAGAGAATTACGTTATCGGCGCTGACGTCGGCATGGGCCTGCGTAACGGCGTCAACGGAAGAGTATCTGATCCGTCTGTGGCTCAGGTTCTGGATAGCCAGCTCCGACAAGTCGCTGTCTGGCGTGGCGTGGTCCATCCTGACGTCTTTGCAGACGTTCTGCTAGCTCTCGCCTACCACTACAACGAGGCACTCTTGGTGCCGGAACGCAAC